GGAGTCGAGGCCCTTCACGCCGCCGGCGGCCTGCAGGGCGTTGAAGCACCAGGTGCCGCACCAGGGCTGGTAGCGCAGCCAGGTGCCGCCGCCGGCGCAGCGGTCCTGCGCGGCGCGGATGCCGTCCTTGCGGCTGTCGCAGTTGGAGTTGACGGGGTCCTCGGTGATCCCGCGGTGGTCGGCCATCCACTTCAGCGCCCGGTTGCGGCGGTCGGTCCCGCTGCCGGGATCTGACGGCGGCTTGCCCGAGCTCGACGAGCCGCCGTCGCCGCCGTCGCCGCCGTCGTCGGTGACCGGCGCCGACCACGTCTTCTCCCAGGTCTTGGGGCCGACGTCGCCGTCGACGGTCAGGCCCTTCTCTGACTGGAAGTCGCGGCAGACGCCCTCGGACTCCGGGCCGTAGCAGCCGTCGACCCCGAGGCTCCAGCCGCGGTCCTTCATCTTCTTCTGCCACGTCTTGACGTTCTCGGTGTCGATGCCGCCGTAGCAGCCGGAGTGGTTGCGCGGGTCGTCGGACGGCTGGCCGATCCACTCGTCGGACGGGTAGGGAAACTTGGGTGCGGCCATCAGTCAGGCTCCTTGTTGCCGTTGCGACGCACGATGCGGTAGCGGTCGGATGCCACGAACCCGACGATCAGCCCGGCCAGGAACGCCACCGGCGCGGCGGCGACGATGTCGGCGATGGTGGCGAGCACATCCGTCAGGCGGGGCCGATGGCAACGAACACGAACGACCCGTCGGCGCTGAGGAAGGAGTTGTTCAGCGTGCCGACCTGCGCGGCGGTGGCGGTGACCGACACGATGCGCAGGATGTTCAGCGAGACGCCGTTGCCGGCCATCCCCGGCACCTCAGCATACGGCGCACTCCAGGTGATCGTGTACATGCCCGCCGCCGTCCTGGTGACGGTGTAGTCGCCCGACCCGGCGGTGATCGTGCCGGCGGCGGCGATCAGCCCCCAGCGCGCGATGACGTTGGTCTTGCTGGTGGTGTGCACGTACTTCGAGAGGTCGACGGCGCCGATGATCGGGTCCAGCGCCTGCGCAAGCTCGCGCATGTCGGTCGGCACGTCGGCGGGGTCGGTGGCCTCCGGGTAGGGCAGGTTGTGGATCGTCGTGTTTCCCATCGGGGCTCCTATCCGTAGGGCAGCTCTTCCCAGGTGAATTGCAGCGGGATGGTGGCGCGGCAGTACAGGGTGCCGGTGCCCGAGACCGTCGACCACCACGGCTCGAAGTAGTGCGACCCCGCGGCCGGCGTCAGGTCCCAGGCGAGGTTCAGCGACGCCTGGGCGCCGGCCGCCGCGGAATGCATCCCGAACGGGGGGCCGCCGTCGACGGCCGCGCCGTCCATGCGGAAGCTGAAGTTGATCAGGCCCATGGCGACGGCGTGGGCGGCCACGCCGCGCAGGTGCAGCCTCACCGGCCGGCCCTGGCAGGTCTTCGTGATGCGCAGGTTGGTGGCGTCGATGGCCGCCGCGGTCGCCGAGGTGACGGTGTAGTCGTTGCCGGCGGCGGCATTCTGGTTGCGGACGATGCGCTGGTAGCGGTCGGCGGCCAGCGCGGGCGGCGACGACGCCCCCGACGGCGCGACCCACTGGGTGTTGTAGTTGGTGGCGTCGATCTTCGCGAGCAGCTGCCCGGCGCTGCCGCCGGCGGGGACGCCCTGACCCGGCGGCCCCTGGGAGCCCGCGGGGCCCTGGGAGCCCGTCGCTCCCGTGCTTCCCTGCGGTCCCGTGGGCCCTGGGACGCCTTGGGGGCCCTGGGGGCCCGTGGCGCCCGTGTCGCCCTTGGGGCCCTGGGGGCCGGCGGGGCCCTGGGATCCGCCGCCGCCGGCGCCGAGGATGATCAGTCGGCCGCGGCCGGCGATCATGTACGCGGCGGCGCCGGCGGTCTCCGCCGGCGGCTTGGGCACCGACACGGTCTGGCCGTTGACGAGGACGTTCGAGTAGCGGGTGTCGGCGCCCGGCGCCTGGTATTCGCCGACCAGCAGCCGCAGGCCGTCGCTCGAGCCGAGCTGGTCGCGCAGGACGGCGGCCAGCGACCGGGTCGCCGGGGTACTCACGCCAGCGCCTCCCGCCACGCCTGCGCGCCGAAGAACAGCGGGTCCTCGCGCGCCGCGGCCGGAACGGTCCCCGGCGACTGCATCGTGCGGGTGGTGATCTGCTGGGCGTCTGACCCGAGGTTGATGGTCACCGCGTCGATCAGGTGCGTCTCCGAGCGGCCGTCGGCGAACACGACGGTGATGGTGTCGCCGGCCTCAAGCGCCGGGTTCGGCGCGGCGGTCAGGTCCAGCGACCTGGTCTGCTTCAGCCGCAGCCGCAGCAGGCTCTGCGCGGTCTGGGCGGCCTGGACCTGCGTGGTCACGCTGGTGGACTCGGCGAGCAGGACGACCTTCCCGAATGGGCCGCCCCACCGGATCGGGCTGGCAGCGTCGTAGTAGGTGGCCAGCGCGGTGACCGGGGGCAGGTCGGCCTCGGGCTGGCCGGTGACGAGCACGCCGTTGTAGATGCCAGTGCGGTCGAGGTTCTCGCGGGCGTCGACCATCACGCCCGCCTCGGCGGCGTCGACCGTCCACACGATCGGCTCTGAGTCGCCGGGGCGCTGATCGAAGACGAAGTTGCCGGCGGCGTCGAAGTACGTCTCGGCGCTGTAGGACTGCTCGAGCTCTGACAGCGCTTCGCCGCGGTCGCCGGTGTAGATGACGTCGCCGATGGTGTCGGTCGGCTGGTAGGGGGCGCTGTAGGTGATGCTCGACCCGAAGACGGCGGTGACGATGTCGATGGCGGCCTGGTGGGGGCGCTTGCCCTTCGCGGCGTAGGGGACGGTGAACGGCTCGTCGCGGACCTGTGCCATGCGGTCGGCGAGCTCGAGCGACGCGGACGCCTCGAGGGTCCCCCAGGTCACCGATTCGACGCGCAGCGTGCCGAGCAGGATCAGCTCGGTCGATCCGTCGGCGTAGCGCAGCCCGCGGCGCAGCTGGGCGTAGCCGCCGAGGGTGAGGGTGCGCAGGTCGACGCCGAGGTCCTCGCCGGCGTTCAGCGACCAGGGGATGGTGACGGTCCCGGCGCGGCGGTTCTGGGCGGTGCGGTCGATGGTGACCGATCCGGCCTCGACGGGCACGTCGACCGGTGTGGGGTCGCCGGGGAACAGCAGCCCGACGCTGGACGCGATGACATGGCTGTAGCGCAGCGACGCCAGGAACTCGGGGGACGCGGGCCTCATACGTCGTCGGGGGGCCAGGGGACGATGTCGGTCGGTGCGGCGCCCGCCCAGTCGTACAGCGTCGCGTCGTAGTTGGCGCGCTGCGCCGTCAGGGCGGCGTAGGTCGCGAACGTCGCGTGGACGTAGCTGTAGGCGACCGGGCCGATCGGCGCGTACAGCGCGGGGTCGGGGCGCGCGACCTGCCGGCCGGAGATCACGAACCGGCGGGCGGGGACGCTGCCGGTGGTGACGATCCGCTGCTCGGCGAACGCCAGCACCGACAGGTAGAGGTTGCCGATCCCCTGCTCGGGCGGCGTGCGCAGCAGGACGGGGATGCCGTTGCCGAGGATCGCGCGGGCCTGGTCGCGCTGGTCGAGGGTGTCGGTGAGGATCGACACGTCGAAGCTGGGGGTGTGCGCGATGTCGGAGGACACGATCGGCGCGCGGCGGGTGATGACCTCGTGGACGGTCGCCGGCACCGGGTAGGCGAGTTCGGCCAGCGCCTCGAGCTGGACCTGCATCGTGTTGCCGACGCGGGCGAGGTCGTTGAGCCACGTGTCCTGGCAGCCCTGGCCGGCCAGGGTGATGGTGGCGGTCTGGGTGTCGATGACCGCGCCGGTGCTGTTGAAGGACTGCGCGGTGTACGTCAGCGGCACGCCGATGGGGGCCTCGAAGTCGCGGGCGATGACCGCGCCGGGGACGACGGTCGCCTGGTCCCAGTTGCGCACCGAGGCCGGGGTGCCGGACGGGCCGGTGCGGCTGATCGTGACGGTGGCGCCGCCGGCGGGGACGGTGTAGTCCAGGCGCACGGCGCGGCGGTCCGGCTCGGAGACGGCGGCCAGCGCCATCAGATGGCCTGCCCGGCGAGCAGCGTGCGGGCCAGCCCGGTGTTGGAGTCGACGATCTCGGTGCGCACGAGGTCCTTGAGCTCGGTGTCGCCGATGAAGACGCGGACGTGGACCTCGCGGTCGCCGACGATGTCCCTGAGCAGCTTCTCGGGCGCGACGATCTCGGCGCCCTGGCCCTCGCCGACCATTGCCAGCGTCGGCTGGGTGACGACGCCGCCCTGGGCGAGCAGCGGGACGTCGGGGAACCCGATCGAGCCGCCGCCGAAGCTGCCGCCGCCGAACTTCTTGGGGCCGATCTTGAACGACGGGATCGTGACCCTGGGGATCGACAGGGTGATGCTGTTCCAGGCGCGCAGGACGGCGTTGACCGGTGCCTTGATCGCGTTGGCGACGCTGTTGGCGGCGTTGCGGACGCGGCCGACGACCGACTCGATGACCCGGACGACGGTGTTCATGGCGTTGCGCACGCCGTTGACGGCGGCCTGCGCGCCGTCGGTGATCCGCCCGAAGATGGCGCGCGCCCGGTTCAGCGCGGTCCCCAGCGCCCCGGACACCAGGGCGCCGATCCAGTGCGCCAGCCCGGACAGCATGCTCTTGACGGCGTTGACGACTGAGCTGACGCTCGAGCGGACGGCGCCCCAGGCGCGGTTGGTGAACGACCGGATCGTGTTCCACGCGTTTGAGACCGCGTTAGAGACGGCGTTGACGGCGGCGGAGACGACGGCGCGGATGGCGTTCCAGACCGCGGACGTCATGCTGCGGATGGCGGCCCAGGCGCCGGCGGTGACCGCCCGGATCTTCGCCCAGTTGCGGATGATCATGACGACGGCCAGGCCGACTGGGCCGGTGAGGATCCCGAGCAGCAGCGGCCAGTTCGCCTTCAGCCATCCGAACACGCTGGCGGCGGCGCGCTTGATGATCTCGAAGCCCTTCTTGAGGACGCCGGTCACCTTGTCCCAGTTCTTGGCGAGCAGGACGGCGACGATGATCAGCGCGGCGACCGCGGCGCCGATCCCGAGGATCAGGCCGATGTAGGGGGCCGACAGGGCCGCCGACACCGCCAGCGCCGCGTTCAGGACGACCATCGCGGCGGCAACAGCCAGCACCCCGACGACCAGCGCCTTGGCCAGCTTGGGGTGCTCGATGAAGAACTTGGTGACCGCGGTCAGCGCCGGGACCAGCTTGCCCATCATCTCGCCGGCCAGGTTCGAGAAGGACTGCTTGAGGATGTTCAGCTGGCCGGGCAGCGTCTTCCCGGCCGCCGCCGCGGATCCTCCGAACTCGGTGTTGAGCTCCTTGAGGATGATCTTCTGCGCCTTCATCGTCTGGCCTGAGTCGACCAGCGCCTTGATCTGCTTCTTCTGGCCGGCGGTGAACGACACGCCGACGCGTTGCAGCGCGGAGACGCCCTTGATGGGGTCGTTCAGCGCCTTGCCGAGTTGGACGGCGGAGGTGCCCATGTCCTGGCCGAGGGCCACGGACATGTCGACCATCGTCTTGGTCGCCCGGTTGAAGATGTCGTTGCCCTTGCCCGCCTTGTTCTGGACCTTGGTGAACGTCAGCAGCAGGTTCTCGCCGGACTGGATCGCCTCGTCGTCGATCCCGGACTTGCGCATCAGCGCGCCCGCCAGGGCGGAGACCTGCTTGGCGGACACGCCGGCGGCGCCGCCGGTCGACTTCAGCACGGCGGCGGTCTGGGCCGAGACCTTCGCCGCCTGGCTCATCTCGTCGGCGCCGACCTTCACGGTCGCGGCGAGGGCGGCGAGGCCGGCGGCGCCGGCGGCGGCGACTCCGGCGCGGGCGAGGCCCTTGATCTTCGTTCCGAACCCGGTGGCACCGCTGCCGGCCTGACTGAACCCCGCCGTCAGCTTCGACGTGTTGGCGATGAAGTCAACGACGACCTGCGGGTTCGCCATCAGCGCCTGGCCTTCCGGGCAGCGCGGCGTTCCTCGCGCTGCTCACGGATCGCGTAGTCGACCATCGCCTGGTACTCGTCGGGGTGCAGCTCGTCGACGTCGCGGGGAGTCATGCGCCAGAACCGGCAGAACCGGATCAGCTGCTCGAGCTGGCGCTGCTCGTAGGGTCCACCATCGCCTCGGTCATGTCAGGCCGCACGTCCCCGGCGTCCTGCCACGACACGTCGTAGCCGGCGCGCCGCAGGGCGACCCAGACCAGCGACTGGATGCGGTCGGGCGCCTTGTCCATGTCGTCGACGTCGCCGCCGATGAGCTCCCCCAGCGGCCGGCCGGTCTCCTCCTTGAGGGCGCGCAACTCGTTGGGGGTCATGTCCTGGACGACCTTGATCGTCGCGGGCAGCGCGGCTACAGCGCCGTTGGTACTGGCCATGCCATCCTCCTGATCTCCGAGCGGGCGGCTTCTTCGCCGGCGCGCTGCAGGGTGGCCACCGAGTGCAGGGCGGTTGGGTACACGTAGCGGCCGGTTGCGATGTAGGGGCGGCCGTGGCCGCCGCCGAATTCGATCCAGCCGGCGTACGGCAGCCCTGCGCCCATGCCGACCAGCGCGCCGTGATCGGTGGCGTCGGTTTCGACGCTAGCCGCCAGACGGCCGGTCAGATGAGGCACCCGGGAGCGGACCAGGGTGCCGGCCTGATCGGCCGTCCGTTTGAACGCCGCCTGCGCGGCGGTATCGATGTTGCCTGCCAGGCGCCGCGAGCCGCGGGCAAGCTCTCGCGTGCCCTTAATCTCGACGTCGACGGCCCGGTCGGGCACTAGGGGCCGGGGACGATCGACTTGGTCGGCGCGCCGTCGACCGACCACTCGAGCTCGACGGTGGAGGCGTCGCCGGCGTCGCCGTTGATCGGGCTGTAGTCCTTGGGGATCAGGCTCCCCGACCACTGCGGGTTGGTCGCCGACACCGGCTGGCTCTTGTAGGGCAGGATCGAGAACGTCGCCAGCGTCCCGTCGGTGCGGTAGGCGTCCATGACCCCGGAGAGGACCTCTTCGGTCGCGCCGACGTCGAAGGACTGGTAGAGCGTGGCCAGCAGCGACCACTTGACGGTGCCGGGGTAGTCCTTTGACCCGCACATGGTGTCCAGCGTGGTGACGCTGGTGTCCGGGCTCAGCTCGATGTGGTTGGTGACGCACGCCAGCTCGGTGTCGTTGATCATGAGGCCGGCGTCGGTGAGGATCAGCGGTAGCGGCTCGGGCATAAAACGTTGCTCCTAGACGGTGATGGGGACGGCGTAGGTGACTCGCGCACCGAGGTACGCGATCGAGGCGATCTCGAAGACCCTTGGCGCGCTGACGCCCTCCAGCGGCCACGTGTAGAGATCGGCCTTCATGTGGCCGACGGTGTAAGCGACGAGCTCCTCCAGGGTGCGGATGCCGGGCCCGGGCTCCAGGCGCCCGGCGACGCACAGCACCTGCAGCCGGGCGGTCCATCCGCACGGCCCCATCGTGGGCCGACGGCCGACCTCGGGCGTCAGCCACGGGTCGTCCCACAGCAGCATCAGCACCGGCGGGTAGAGGCTGTCGACGACGTCGACGAGGACGTCGGGATCATCCGGGCCCTGGGGCTCCAGCGCAGCGGCGGCCTGGTCGCGGATGTCCGAGAGCTGGGTGAGGGTGGTGGTGGCGGCCATCAGCTGATCCCCCATTGCTGCTTCAGCGGGATCAGCTCGGCGGCGTGCCGCGCGAACGTATTACGTGGCGCCTGCAGCGCACCGGTGTCGGTGGAGCCGATGACGCCGAACGCGGCGTCGTTTGACTTCCACCACTCCACGCCGCGGACGAGGCACACCCTGTTGGCCAGGGGCGCCTCGTCCACGGGCAGCGACGAGGCCGGGTCGGTGCGGTCCATGGCCTGGTCGATCTCGGCGCTGGCGGCATCCACACATGCCGTCAGCGCGTCCGTGTTCTCCGGCGTGACCCGGATGCGCAGGACCGCGGCCAGCTCGTCGATGGTGGCGTAAGCCACCTAGCCCTCCTCCTTCTCCTTCGCCTTGGCCTTGGGCTTCTCCTTCTCCTCCTTGGCCTTCGGCTTCTCCTTCTCCTTGGGCGCGGCGACGGGGTCGACGCCTACGGCCTGCTGGTTGGGTGACGACCAGTCGGTCACGGCGTCTTCACGATCTTCGACAGGCCCGCGCCCGTGATGACCAGCGCAGCGAAGTAGCCGGCGTAGGCGACCTGGACGCCGAGGACGGACGGCTCCACGACCTGCAGCGCGCCGACGCGGTCCTCGTAGACCTCGGCCGCCGCGGTCGAGAGGACGAGGATGGTGTCGGCCGCCATCCCGCCGGACACGTAGACCGGGATGCCGGCCACCGACCCGGCGAGCCCGGACGCCAGGTTGGCGGTCGAGAACCCCGCCGACTGGGCGTTCTGCGGATTGACCGGCGGGAACAGCGGCCCGAGGACACCCATCAGCTCGGGCGGCGCGGCGGCGATGATGCGGCCCTGCCCGCCGGTGGCGGCGATGACGCCGGCGGCGGCGCCCCACAGCGCGCCGGTGACGTCATCCGCGGACGGGGCGCCGGTCGGCAGCGTGGGCCCGGTGCTCGCGGCGGCGGTGAGGGTGCTGCACGCGTGGTTCTCGGTGTCCAGCGCGTACTGGCCGGCGAGGTCGTTGATGACGAGGTCCATGATCGCCGGCTGCGTCCAGTCGATGTCCTGGCGCGAGACGTTGACGTAGCCGCCGTAGGTGCTGGCCGACACCGGCAGCTTGCCGATGACCATCTTCTGGCTGGTCAGCTCGGTCTTCTCCCCGGTCTGCCCGGCGGTGGCGGTGTGCTGGGTGACGATCGGGCGCGACCAGGACCCGGACGGCAGCTGCCGCGCCCCGAGCGCGCCGATCAGCGGCCGGCTGACGTCGACGAAGTTGACGACGGGGCCGAGGATCTGCTCGGGCAGCAGCCCCGGGTTGTCGCCGGTGGTCTGGTGCGCGGCGACGCGATTGAACAGCTCGAGCCGCTCGCGGGCCTCCTGCTGGCCGAGGCCGGCGCGCCACATATCCATGGCGTAGTGGCCGGCCGAGCGGTATTCGACCTTGTTCGCGGCGTGCGGGTCGCGGGCGTTCTGGAAGATCGCGGCGATCTGTGCCGTCCGATCGCGGCTGTCATGCGCGATCCTGGCGGCCTCCTTGAGCGGGTCGATCTGGACGTTCAGCTCGCCGATCCGCTCGCGGGTGCGAGTCAGCAGCGCCATCTCCTGCTCGGAGATGTCGCGCTTCTCCTTCTCGGCGCCGTCCACCAGGTTGTCGATGAACTTCGTGCGCTCCTCGAGCTCGCCGGTGAGGCGAGCGAGGATTGCGTCGGTGCTGCTCATGCGGGGTCCTTTCAAGCGCGTGGCTATCGCGCTCTGGCCACATCCCCCGCAACAGCCGGCGGACCCTGTCCTCTACAACGGCTGGTAGTTCAGTGCTTCAGAGCCGCGTCGGATGCTACGCCAGCCAGGCGGTCGTCGGCAAGCCAGCCCTTGACGATGTCGAGGTTCGGCGTTGTCGAACGCGGCGTGTCGCGGCTGCGGACGGCGAGGACCCTGGCGTCCTCGTAGGCGGGGTCGGGGGTCATCGCGATGTGCCCCAGCCAGCCCTTGGTGATGCGGTAGCGATCGCGGGCCTCCCACTCCATGCCGCCGTCCATCGGCGCAAACCCGGCGGAGGCGTCCAGGCAGCCCTCGTCGGCGAGCTCGAGCGTCTCGTCGCCGAGCTCGGTGCGGGCGATGCGGACCTCGGCGACGAGGCCCTCGTCGCGGCCGGGATGCAGAGCCATGGCGCGGCCGACGGTTCGTTCCATGGCGTGGTCGCGGTTGACGCGGATGCGGTTCGCTCTGCGTTCGATGCCGTCGAACGCGCCGCGGCTGATGATCTCGGTGACCATCCGGTCGTGGTAGCCGACCCTTGTTTCGGTCTCGTAGGGGATGACGATCAGCTCGATCGTGCGGTCCGGGAAGGACACGCCGACGACCTTCGCCGTGCGATGCCAGAGGTCGGTGGGCGGGCGCTGTTCACTCATTGATGGTCGCCGCCGGCGTCG